ATAGCCTAGCTAAATACATCATGGACGTTAAAGGCTGCGATAGAAAAGAAGCTAACAGAATCAAGGACTCAATCAATCGATGCTATGTCGAATGTATCGTTCTAACACCGCTCAAGGTCATTCAAATGGAAGGGCTACTTTCCAGAGACTTATTCAGCAAGATTGCCAAATATGTCTTAAATAATTACGAATGGCCTGAGAAATTGGACGATGAAGTTGACCGCATCGTTCTCGAATATCGTACTAAAGGCGAGTTAGGTCGCAAGAAACCCAGCGTTAAGCGTGCTCTATACATTGGCAATGGGTTTGTAGCCAGAATGGTATAGACGGTTCGATTCCGTCACTGGCTGTTAGTCTGTCAAATACACTAATTTTAGTGGCTTGGACACTTTTTCGACAACCGTCGAGCTGACAGACCTTGCTCACAAAATCCAGTAAATAATAAGTTATAGAATCGAGGAACCTTTTTTTTTTCATTCAAATCAAACCAAAGCATGACTGGTAGTTTTGGAATTTTAACGCAAAGGATGTGATAATTGCGTAACTATCTATTTCGATATAGTCTCTATAATTCAAATTCTAAATTCTTGTATTAAAACGAAAGGGGAATATCCCCAATAATGATTTCTATATCGTAGGGCGTGCCAGGGTTCGACTCCCTCACACGTCGTTAGTCTGTCATTTTAGTGACTTGGACATTTTTTAGAACAACCGTCGAGCTGACAGACCTCGACACCAAAACCCAGCAAATATTAAGAAAGGATACCCTCTTTCTTATTGATATCTTGCATTACAAAACAGCCGAAGACCTTGCTGGTGCCTTTGGCTAGAAAGGAGGTATAAAAAAGACCGACACAATGGCCGGCACTCTTTGAAAGTCAACACTACTATTATACCAGAGAGGGCAGAACAATGCTATTGCCGGAAATTGATGAAAAAGCAACAATCAAACGTTGCAAGCGCAAACTTCGAGAATATCCACGCTGGCGAGAGATTGCACACGACGGAGCTGAGCAGAAAATAACACAGGAATTCACATTTATGCCCAGAGGTGGCAGTGGAGTGAGCAGGCCGGTGGAGAATATCGCAGTCAGACGTGTCGATGCAATGAACGAGCTAGAAGCCATAGAGCAAGCAGTTAGTGGTCTATACCGTCCAGACTATCGCAGAATACTGATAGAGAAATATCTAGCTTATCCACCTAAACCAAACTGGCAAATTGCCCAAGCAATCGGATTCGAAAGAACAGCCTTCCAAGAACTGCTAAATAATGCTATCCTAGCATTTGCAGAATTATACAGAAATGGTCAATTAGTCGTGGAACGTTGATATTTCGGTATTTTGACGGATAAAGCACGGTATCTTACAAGTGTTTAAAGTGGTATTATTATATTATCGAAGAAAAACGGAGACAACTCATTTTGTGGGTTGTCTTTTTTATGCACAAAAATCTAGCAACGAAGGAGGTGGACATATTGGGCTAAATCAACGACAGAAATTATTTGCTAGCGAGTATATCAAGCTAGGGAATGGCACACAAGCAGCGATTAAAGCTGGGTATAGCGAAAGAACAGCAAGCTCCCAGAGTGAAAGACTGTTGAGAAATGTTGAGATTAAACGCTTTATCCAAGCCGAAGTTGATAAAATGCACAATGAGAACATCATGGATGCAAAAGAAGCCTTGTCCATCCTATCCGACATTGCTAGAGGGAAACGAGACGAAGAAGTCTTGATGATGAATCCACTGACCGGTGAAGTTGAAAGGTTGATGAAGAAGGCTGACAACAATACAGTTATCAAGGCAATTGTTGAAATCTTGAAACGTTATCCAACGGCTAAACAGTCCGAGAAATTGGAACTTGAAATCAGAAAGCTAAGGGAACAGCTTGACAGCGGTGTTGAAGGTACAATGAATCTCAATATTGTCAACGCATGGGAGGATATCCCAGATGGCAACGATTGATATCCAGAAGAATGTAAACCCGCATTTCAAATCGGTTTGGCAGTCTCAAAAACCCTACAACGTCTTAAAAGGTGGTCGTAACTCTTTCAAATCCTCGGTTATCGTGCTTAAGTTGGTCTACATGATGATTAAATACATCATGCAGGGCGAAAAAACTAACGTGGTAGTTATTCGTAAGGTGGCAAATACCATCCGTGACAGTGTGTTTAATAAGGTCCAATGGGCCATTAGTATGTTTGGACTAGAGACTCAGTTTAGAGCCACTGTAAGCCCATTTAAGATAGTCCACAAGCGTACTGGTTCTACCTTCTATTTCTACGGGCAAGACGATTTCCAAAAGCTGAAATCAAATGACATTGGAAATATCATTGCCGTTTGGTACGAGGAAGCAGCTGAGTTTGACAGCGCTGAGGACTTCGACCAATCAAACGTCACTTTCATGCGTCAAAAACATGAGAAAGCCCCGTTTGTGCAATTCTTTTGGTCGTATAACCCGCCCAGGAACCCATATAGTTGGATAAACGAGTGGTTTGAGGACATCAAGACTAATGATAACTATCTAGCGCATTCAAGCACCTATCTGGACGATAAGTTAGGTTTCGTGACTGAGCAAATGCTTGAGGATATCGAACGCATTAAACAGAATGATTACGACTATTACCGCTACTTATATTTAGGTGAAGCGGTTGGTCTGGGCAATCAGGTCTATAACATGAGCACATTCCATGCTATCGATAGTTTACCGACGGACGATAGACTTATCGGGATATCATTCGCAATGGATACCGGACACCAACAATCAGCTACAGCTTGCGGTGCTTATGGATTGACTGCCAAAGGCAACGTGATATTGCTTGATACATTCTATTACAGCCCCGCTGGTCAAGTAGTTAAAAAGGCACCGAGTGAGTTGACTGTAATGATCAGCAACTTCATCGACAAGGTACTCAAACAGTACCGAGTGCCAAAACTGAGAATGACAATCGATAGCGCCGAGGGTGCTTTGAGAAACCAATACTTTAAGGATTTTGGCGAGCGGTGGCATCCAGTTGCTAAGAAGAAGAATCAGACCATGATAGATATGGTTATCAGTCTATTAGCTGAGGGGCGCTTCTACTACCTCGACATACCAGCTAACAAGATATTCTATGAGGAACACAAGATGTATCGATACGATGAGAAGACGATACATTCTGACGATCCAAAAGTAATCAAAGAGGATGACCACACAGTCGATGAATTTAAATATTTCGTGTTAGATAATGCCAGGGACTTAGGTCTCAAAGCATAGGAGAAGAAAAAAATGGGAATCATACAGACCATTAAGGACTTATTCAAAAGGAGTAATTATGTGATGGCTAACCAAAGTCTAAACAGTATCACCGACCACCCTAAAATAGCTATCTCACCCGAAGAATACAACCGTATCATGGATAATCTCAGATACTTTGCTGGGGCGTTTGACCGTGTGAGCTATCGAGACAGCAATGGAACAGATTTAAAACGTGATTTTAACCACTTGCCCGTTGGACGTACAGCGTCTAAGAAGGTAGCCAGTCTCGTATTCAACGAACAAGCTAAGATTCAAGTGGATAATGAGACGGCTAACGATTTCATTAATGAAACACTGAAAACTGATAGATTCAACAAGAACTTTGAGCGCTATCTGGAATCATGCCTGGCTCTCGGTGGGCTTGCTATGCGTCCATACGTTGACGATGACCGTGTTAGAGTATCATTCGTGCAAGCGCCGGTATTCTTGCCCTTACAATCAAACACTCAAGACGTATCAAGTGCTGCAATCGTGACTAAGACACTCAAGACAGAGGGTCAAAAAGTAAAATATTACAGTCTGATTGAATTCCATGAGTGGACTAAGGACAACTACACGATAACTAATGAGCTATATGAATCAGAATCAAAGACCCGTATCGGACAACGTGTGCCGTTGAATGTACTCTACGAAGATTTGGAAGAGACTGTAACACTCAACGGGCTTACAAGACCATTATTTACGTATTTGAAGCCGCCAGGAATGAACAACAAGGACATTAACAGTCCTTTAGGCTTGTCTATTTTCGACAACGCCAAAACTACAATGGACTTCATCAACACTACCTATGATGAATTTATGTGGGAAGTTAAAATGGGTCAGCGTAGGGTTGCGGTACCTACTCAAATGATTAAGACTGAGTACGATGCCACTGGTGAGAAAGTAACAGTCAAGCGTGAGTTTGAAACTGGCCACAATGTCTACGAGCAGTTTGACAGTGGTGATATGGATAAGGGTATCGGTATCACCGACCTTACTACTGACATCCGCTCGGACGACTATATCAAGGCTATCAACAAGGGACTGAGCCTGTTTGAAATGCAATTAGGTGTGTCCGCTGGCATGTTTAGTTTCGACGGTAAGAGCATGAAGACTGCTACTGAGGTCGTATCAGAGCAATCAGACACGTATCAAATGCGGAACTCTATAGCTACTCTTGTCGAGCAATCTTTGAAAGAATTGGTAATTTCAATCCTAGAGATTGCTAAAATCTATAATCTCTACACTGGTGAAATTCCAACGATGGACGAGATTAGCGTAGACCTTGACGATGGAGTATTTACTGACCGTAACGCCGAGTTTGATTATTGGTCTAAGATGGTAGCTGCTGGATTTGCACCAAAGACGATGGCTATTGAGAAGACGCTTAACGTGACTGAAGAACAAGCTCAAGAGATTTACCAAGCTATCAACGATGAAACAATGGTAAGCGCTGATAGTTTTAGGACTACTGACGAGGTTGATATTTATGGGGAGTGATAGGGTATGGCTAAGAAAAAACCTATCAAGTTAAATGACCAACAGCTAATGCTTGACGCTAGCCGAGTAGCTGACATTTATCATCAATTGATCGTTGACCTATTCGACCAAGTGGTTGACCGAGTTAGAGAGCGTGGGACTGCTAGCCTTGAAGACAACCCTTATATTTGGCAACTTGAGAAAATGAGTGAAATGGGATTGCTTAACAATGCCAACATCAAACTCATTGCTGAGTATTCTGGCGTTGCTGAAGAACAACTGAGATATGTTATCGAGAATGAGGGCTACAAGGTGTATAAGGACACTAAGAGCCAACTGTTAGAGGCTTTGGGTGGTAAGGGTGATTTCATCACGAACAACCTCATTCAGAAGAATCTAGCTAATTATGTCAACCAGACCACTGGAGACATTGACAATCTGATTAACACCACGCTACCAAAGAGCGTCAGAAAGGTCTATCAAGGCATTGTCGAGGAAACAGTGGCAAAGGTCATCACCGGACTTGCTGCGCCAGAGAAAGCTATATCGTCCACTGTTATCAAGTGGGCTGAGAAGGGCTTCTACGGCTTTACCGACAAAGGCGGCAAGCAATGGAGAGCTGACGCTTACGCTAGGACTGTTATTAAGACCACGTCGTGGCGTGTCTATCGTGAAGCTAGAATGGCACCGGCTAAAGAGTTGGGCATTGATACATTCTATTACTCAATGAAGCCAGCAGCTCGTGAAATGTGTGCGCCGATTCAACACCAAATCGTTACTTTTGGCGAGACTAGAGTTGAAGAAGGCGAAAAAATCTATTCTCTTTTAGATTATGGCTATGGAAGTGCTGGGGGCTGTCTTGGTATTAACTGCCACCACACGCTGACACCTTACGTTGTCGGTGTCAACTACAAACCAGACCTTCCAGAACACCTTGCCAATCTGACACCAGAGGAAGCCATAGAGAACGCTAACAAGCAATCAAAACAAAGAGCTATTGAGCGGTCTATTAGGCAATCCAAGGAGATGTTACACATTGCCAATAAACTTGAAGATGAAGAGCTAATAAACAAATACAAGGGGCAAGTGAAATCAAGGCAAGCAGCAATGAGGGCTTATTTAAGCCAGAACCCATTCTTGCACCGAGATTACTCAAGAGAGCGCTACTACAGTGACCCTTTGCGTGAAGCTAAAGCTGAAATCAAGCTGAGAAAGACAGAAAGATGGTGATCCAATTCTTGACTTGTAGGAACAGACTACTTAACTAACCGTATCAACTTTGATGCGGTTTTTCTTATTGACCTGTCGAATGTCGTAAAACTAGGCAAATTCAGTCCACTGGACGTAAAACAAAGGAGTTTTAAGCATGAGTTTAAAACGAGATATGTTGATTGAAGCAGGTATCACAGATAAAGCGGTTATCGATTCCTTAATGAATGCGTACGGTTCTGGGATTGAGAATGCCAAAGCACAAGCTAAGTCTGAGCTGCAAGCTGAAAACGACAGCCTTAAACAACAACTTGAGCAACAGAGCCAAGCACTTAACGACTTGCAAGCCAAAGAGGGAGCAAGTGAGGAACTCAAACAACAATTGACGGACTTACAAGCTAAATTTGACACTTACAAGATTGAGAATGAAGCTAACCTTGCGAAAGTTACCAAATCAAACGCTATTCGTCTAGCTTTGAAAGATGTGGATGCTCACAATTCGGATGACCTTGCTAAATTCATCAACTTTGACGAAATCGAACTTGATGAAGCTGGTAAACCTAAACTAGATAAGGTTATTAAGGGATTGAGAGAAACAAGCCCGTATCTATTCAAGCAAGAAGAACAAGCAGCACAACCTAAAATCTTTGCCGGTGGGAATCCATCTGCTAGTCAGAATGGACTTACCAAAGAAGATTTTAAACGTATGGGTATCAATGAGCGTCAAGAACTCTTTGATAAAGACCCAGAGCTATATCAACAATTGAAAGGATGATTTAATCTATGGTTCTTGGAACAACAACGACTGCACAAGTCATCAATCCACAGGTAATGGCTGATATGGTATCAGCTAAATTGCCTAAACTTATCAAATTCACACCACTAGCAGTGGTTGAAACAACTCTCGTAGGCCGTCCAGGTGATGAGCTTACAGTGCCACAGTGGACATATTCTGGTGATGCCACTGAAATCACTGAAGGCACTGCCATTCCAATCGACCAACTTGGCACTAAAGAAACAAAAATGAAAATCAAACAAGCTGGTAAAGCTATTGAAATCACTGACAAGGCTGCTTTGGTCGGACATGGCAATGTCTACGGTGAAGCTACTAACCAGATTGCTTTGGCTATTGCTAATAAAGTCGATAACGATATCGTCGAAGTTGCTAAAACAGCTACTCAAAACATCACTGAAGCTCCAATTTCAGTAGCGAACATTGACAAAGCCTTGGAAATCTTCGCAGACGAGGAAGACGCACGCTATGTAGCGCTTATCAATCCAAAGGATGCTATCAAATTGCGTGCTGACGCTGGCCAAAACTGGTTGAAAGGCTCAGAAGTGGGCGCTGACGTTGTCGTTTCCGGAACATTCGGTGAAGTGTCTGGCGTGCAAATCGTTCGCACTAAAAAGGTCGAAGAAGGAAAAGGCTTCCTCGTTAAAGTCTCATCACTTCAAACAGACACAGACGATGACGCCAAATACGGAGCATTCGTTATCAACTTGAAACGTGATGTCATGATTGAAAATGACCGTGACATTTTGAAGAAAACTACTGTCTACTCTGGTGATGAGTATTACGGTGTTTATCTCTACGATGATTCTAAAGTCGTTAAATTCGGAGGTGCTTAATGGGTATGCTGATGCGTCGTCATTATAGCGGCGAGCAAGAAGCACCCGTTAAGAATGACCAAGTAGAAGTGGGCGAAACACTTGAAAGTAAGCCCGTCGCTGATTTGCGTATCATTGCGCAACAACGTGGTTTTACCGGTGTTTCATCTCTCACAAAGGCAGAGCTTTTAGGCCTCCTAAAATAGCAAAGGAGGTGGTTGAATGACATATTTAACCGAAACAGAATTTTTGAAACTTGGCTTTGAAGACGTAGAAGATTTTGAAACGCTATCAGCTAGAGCTAGTCTCGTCATTGATGCCTATATCAAGAACTTCTACGATTTTACCGATTTTGAGACAGATTTTGAGCCTCGCAAGAAAGCTGTTAAGAAAGCTGTTGCTTATCAAATAGCCTATCTTGATTCGAGTGGCATTATGACCGCTGAGGACAAGTCTTCAGTAGCAAGCATGACTGTTGGACGCACCCATGTAAGCTATCAGAACGGCTCTAAATCGTCTAATGATGGTCGGAAGTACAATCTATCCCTTGACGCTCTAAACTGGCTGACATTGGCCGGTTTTGGCTGTAAGGCGGTGGGCTATGATAGATAAACGCATGTTGATTGATACTGTAACTATAAAAAAGCTAACGGGAGAAACGGATGTCTGGGGTAAAGTAACGTATGATGAGCCCACAACCCTAAAACCCGTTAGATTTGATAGACAGTTCAATGTTAGCGGGTCAACTAACAATCGTAGCGAATCAAAGCCCAGTGTTTTATTCGTCTATCCGGAACATTGCCCAGTGGTTCTTGACGAAAGTTTTGAAAATGGCTTGATTAATGACGGCAAACGAGATTATAAGATTCGTTCCGTCATTCCAGTCTACTTTCCAAGACAAAACAAAGTGTTTTGTTATGAAGTAGAGGTGATCTAATGGGCGCTAATGTAACAGTTAAAGTTGACTTGCAAGGGCTTGAAAAGAAATGCAGTCCCGAAGCGGTCAAACGTGGAAAAGTTGCCATGATTGACCAAATGATACCGGACATGGAGCCGTTTATCCCTCGTAGAGATGGAACTTTGAGCGCTAGCGGCTCAGCTTTTAGCGATGGCATTAGATATCCGGGACCTTATGCAAGGGCTCAATTCTATGGCTCTAGTTACAACAAAAATAGAAGCTTCACTTTCAGTAAATATACTACGCCCGGCACTGGTAAACGTTGGGACAAAAAAGCGTCTGCTAAACATTCTAAAGAATGGGGCAAAGTTGCCTTACGAGCTATGGGGGTTAACTAATGAACGACAACGATTTTTCAGAAGTTCTCGCAAACTTCATCAATACGCTTGGACTGCCGTTGAAATGCAAACTTGATTATCTTTCAGAAGACGAAAGTCTTTCAGTCTATCCCTTGCCGGGGGGCAAAGTGGAAGACGAAGACATGGCTGGCACTCAGATTCTATCACTACCTTACGAGATAGCGATTAAATCAAAGGACCAACAAATGCTAAACGCCATTCTTTGGAAGATAAACACCGAGCTTTCAAAAATCGGATTCGAATTACCAAGTTCAAATAATTCATACACATTTTTAGCCTTGACCGTCGAGACACCGAGCTTAAACGATGCCGACGAGCAGGGCTTTTATATTTACTTGCTTGATTTGCAAGCAAGACTAGAAGTAGAAAGGAGCCTTAATTAATGGCTAAATTTAAAAATGCGATTCGTAAACACTATATCGCACCTTACGACCCAGAGAATCCAGATAAAGTCCCAACAGAGGACAAATACATGTGGATTGCCAAAGGTATCAAAGAATCTGCACCAGAGAACGACGCAGAGGATGATGACGTTGCTTACTTTGACGGGGACGGTACCAAAGAGAAAGTTATCACATCTAAATCACGAGGTCGCTCATTCGAGGGACACCGTGATTACGCTGATAAAGCTCAGAACTTTGTCGTTGATAAAGAAGATGCCGTAGCTGATGACCTCATCGTATGGTACAAGGAAGTAACTCCGGACGGTAAATCTTACAAAGAAGGTCTTGCACGACTTTCTGAAATCGAAGTCGGTGACGGTGAAGCGTCTGAGCTTGAAACAATCAAGTTCCAAGTTAACTGGTCACGCACACCAGAGAAACATGACATCACTGCATCACCAGTCGCAGCCGCTGCAGTATCTGGAGCTGGTTCAGAAACTTCTGGGCGTGCCGCTCGTTCTGGTGAAACATCAGAAGTTACTTCACCGGGAATCGGTGGATAATCACTAATTAAATAAAACAAGATAAGACAACTAAGAGGGTGGGGTTTAGCCCTTACCCTCTTTTTTTCGTATTAAAGGAGAAATAACAACATGGTAGTAATTAAAAAACGTAGCAATGTCATTCCAGTGGATTTTGGTGAATTTCAACTTAACTTCCCAGTGTCAGATAGCAACATCCAACGCATGAAGGCAGTCGGTGAGGACTTGCAAGCCAAGGGTGAAGCGTTCCAAAACACTACTGACGAGGAAGCATTGGGGGCTTTGAAAACATTGGTAGAAGATGGGTTTAATCAAGTATTTGACGATAAAGAAGCCTTTAATCAAGTCTATGCGTTTGCTGGTCAGTCAACAATTAACGCTATGTTCTATCTTATTGAAGCTATCAAAGGCATTTCAGAGGAATTTGAAAACCAAAATTCAAAAGCTGCCCTCGATAAGTATTTGAATGCTTGATTTATCACGAAAACTAACCGACAAGTTAGTTATTGATGATAAAGAGTACGCCCTAGATTTGTCCTTTGATAATGTTCTTAAGATGTTTGAAATGATGAGGGATGATGATATCCCAGAATACATCAAACCTCATTTCGCTATTCGGATGCTGATCAGCAAAAGCCTAGCTGGTACTACCAGAGAAGAAAAAGCTAAATCATTTAACAATGACTTTGAAAACTACTCGATTGAAGAGATGTCAAAGGTCTTTAAATCGGTATTTGAGGAGCACATCAGTTTGTCGGATGTCGAGGACAACCATGTTGAGTATGACTTGGCCGGGAATCCGATGAAGACCACAGCAAGCGATGATACGAAACAAAGAGCTCCTTATGATATTCGATACGATGGCGACTATATCTATTCGTCATTCTTGCAAGCATACGGCATTGATTTATTCGACGCACAAGGTGAGCTGCATTGGCGAAAATTCAACGCTCTACTTTCTGGGCTTCCAGAGGGCACCAAGTTCATGGAAGTTGTCAAAATTCGGAAATGGAAGGCACAAAAGGGCGACTCATCAGAATACAAAGAGGAAATGCGTAGGCTTCAAAAAGATTATGCTCTCCCTTACGAGATCATCGAGGAAGATGAAGAATACGAAGAAGAATTTTAGGAAGGAGGGATAATCTATGGCAGATGGTACAGTCACCATCAAGGCGTTATTCGACGGGAAAGACGCTGAAAGTGGGGCTAAACGTATCAAGGGAGCTTTGGAAGGCTTGAAAGGTTCAGCTGGTAAGGTTGGGTCAGTGTTTAAGTCTGTCCTCGGTGCTAACTTAATCGGTGGGGCTATCATGGGCGGTATCAGCGCCCTTGGTAACGGCATGAAGTCGATGGTCGGGGAACTTAACAGTTCTACTAAAGCATGGAAGACCTTTGAAGGGAACATGCAACAGATTAACATGCCTACCGACCAGATTAAGCAGGTTAAAGGCGAGTTGCAAGACTTCGCCACTAAAACCATCTATTCAGCGTCTGACATGGCTTCTACCTACTCACAGTTAGCGGCCGTTGGGACAAAGAATACGACGGAGCTCGTTAAGGGCTTTGGTGGTCTTGCGGCAGCAGCTGAAAACCCACAACAAGCCATGAAGACCTTGAGCCAACAAGCGACCCAAATGGCCGCTAAGCCTAAGGTTCAATGGCAAGACTTCAAACTCATGCTAGAGCAAACGCCCGCCGGTATTGCTGCAATCGCCAAAGAAATGGGCATGAGCACTGCCGAGATGGTGCAAGCTGTCCAGGACGGCAAGATTAAGACTGAAGACTTCTTTGACGCTATCGCTAAGGTCGGGAATAACGACACATTCAGCAAGATGGCCACAGAATTCAAGACCGTTGACCAAGCAATCGACGGGATGAAAGAGTCCCTAGCTAATAAACTAATGCCACAGTTTGAGAAACTTAATCAGATTGGTATCAAGGCAGTCGTTGGACTTACTGACGCACTAGAGGGAATTGATATCAACGGAATTGCTGACAAGATCGGCAGTGGGTTGTCTTTGCTTTGGAAAGGCTTCACAAACACTGGAGCTTTGGCTAATCTGGGGGCAACGTTCACTTACATTAGTAGCTCTATTCAGCAACTATTCAGCAAAATTGACGGAAACAAGCTCATGCAGGGCATTGGGTCAGTGTTTGGCGACATTGCCAACGGCATCTCACAAGCCTTGAATATTGCCACAACATCAGTTAGAAGTTTCATCAGTTCATTTGCTGACACCGGGGCTTTTCAATCGTTCAAAGCAGCCGTGGAAGATACTTGGAACGCCCTTAAAACTATCGGTTCATCGCTTGGCGAGGTGCTTGGTGGCTCACAAGTGCAGTCAGCTATTTCAGGTATTGGCTCAGCTCTTGGAACGCTTGTAAACTGGATTTCTCAAGCTATTTCAGCGGTGTCTAAGTTTGTCAGCTCATTGCCACCGGGTGTCCTAAATGGTATCACAAGCGGTATTTTGGCAATGGTAGCAGGTTTCATGACTGCCAAGGCTGGGATTTCAGCGGTAGGTGCTGCATTGAAAGGATTGGACTTCCTTAAAAGTCTCAATCCGTTTAAAAAGTTCGGGACGGATGCAGCGGAAGGAACAGCACAAGCTGCTAATAGTGCAAGGCGTTCTAAATCAACGATTACTCAGCTATTTAGTGGAATATCCAACGTCATCAAGTCGTCTGGTAATGCAATCAAGGGAGTGTTGACAGCCCTATTCAAAGGAATCGCAGAAACATACAAAGGTTTTGGACAAGGTCTGAAATTCGCCTTACAAGGTCTTAAAGGACTAAGTTCAGCTCAGATACTTTCGTTTGCTACTGGTATTGCCATTGCAGCAGTCGGAATCGGTGCAGGTATTGCATTGATTGTGGCTTCGTTCTCGCTACTCGCAAGCCACGCAAGCGGTGTTTCACAGATTATCGGTTCTATTGGTTCAGCGTTTGGCACCGTTGTCGAATCTATTGGTAAGGCAGCAGGGACTATCGTTGAAGCGTTCGGAAGTGCTTTTGCTACCGTAATTGCAGCAGTAGGACAAGCCGCTCCTGGCCTTGCTCAATTAGCGCCGCTAGTAGTTGCGGTAGGTACTGCTATTGGTCAAGCTGCTCCAGCCATTACGGCGTTTGGTAATGCTTGGACATCTATTTTAGGAACGCTACCAGCTATCATTAATGCGTTTAGTGGGCTAGCTTCTGCTCTAGGCTCAGCAATTAGCCAAGTAGTCACAGCAATTACTCCGATTATTCAAATCATTGGTAATACTATAACGGCAGTAACTCAAATAATCGCTAATGCCATCGTGGCAATCGCACCAGTTATCGCGAATTGTATCGTCCAAATCGTTAGTGTGTTAGCGTCTCACGCTCCACAGATTGCAATGGTTCTACAAGTAATCGTGCAAGCTATCCAAGCAACGGCACCAGTCATTATGACCTTGATTCAAGGCATTGTGACAGTCGTTCAGACAATGGCACCGGTAATAAGTCAAGTGATTTCTGCCATCGTTACAGTCGTTCAAACTCTTGCGCCTATCATCAGCCAAATCATTTCAGCTATTGTTACAGCTATCACTCAAATCGTGCCTATCATCACTGCAATCGGTGGTGTGATTAGTGCTGCATTTAGTGGCATTGCGTCAGTTGTCTCAGCAGCAGGAATGGCAATTGCTACCGCCGCAATGGGTATCGGTACGGCTATCAGTACGGCCCTAAGTGGTGTGGCAAGTATCATTAGTGCTACTGGTAGCGCTATTGGTGCAGCATTGCAAGGCATTGCTAGCGTAGTGCAATCAGTCGGAACGTCAATCAGTACAGCGGCAGAAGGTATCGGAAACGGTATTAAGTCAGCGTTTGAAGGTATTTCAAGCGTAATCACCTCAGCTGGTAGTGCTATTAGTAGCGTATTGAATAGCTTGGCTAATGTCTTCAATTCAATCGGTACGGCTGCTCAAAAAGCGGGGTCTGGTTTCAATCAGCTTGCCAATGGTGTGGTCAAGATCACCAATACCAACCTCGGAGACATGGCTGCATCTCTTGCAGCGGTTGCCAAAGGAGTTGGGTCGATTGGTAACAATTCAGCAGGACTTGCTCAAGCTGGTACTGGTATGACTAAGCTTGGAGATGGTATGAGTAAGGTGTCTAGTTCAGCATCTAGTGCCGTATCTGGTTTGACATCATTCTCTACCACGATTACAAGCATTCAATCATCATTCACTAGCTTGCAAACGTTGCTTACTACTGCCGGAACTGCATTCAGTACGTTCTCAAGTCAAGCTAGTCAATCGTTAGCTGGTTTGACGGCTATTGTGGGGCCTATCACGACCTTTAGAACCGAAATCATGACAATAGCCCCAGCATTAACGCAAGCGGCTACTGGATTGACTCAGTTTAGCACAGTGGCAACGACACTGACAACAAGCATGACTTCAATTGGTAGCAGCATGACCATGCTGACAACCAACTTGACCATGTTAGCTACTCAACTGACAATGGCGTCTACTGGCATGACTATGATGGGCACTAGTGCTACTATGCTAGCTACTCAATTCATGATGGTTGGTACATCAATGACCATGCTAAACACTCAGTTTATGATGTTCGCTACTAGTCTCATGCAAATGACAAGTCAAATGATGATGGCGGGCTCAGCAGTGACTATGTTTAGCTCTCAGCTTATGTCAGCACAAGCCGGTTTCAGCATGTTTGCAATGATGGCCACAATGGTAAGCACTCAACTTACTATGGTCACAACCGCCGCACAAATGGCCGGGGCTGGGCTTGCAGTCGTTAGCGGTCAAATCATGATGTTAGCAACTGTATTCGCAGCCGTAGGAGCAGCAGCCATGACGCTATCAGCTACTATGATGTCTCTTGGTATGGCAGTAAGCTCTGGCATGATGTCAGCGGTGCAAGCTGTAACATCCGGGGCAATGCAAATGACTGCGGCCTTACGTTCTAGCGGCACACAAATGGTTGCTAGCACGCAAGCCTTTATGAATCAGATTGTTTCAGCAGTCCGAAACGGCATGAATCAAGTGGTTGCAGCTATCCGTGCCGGTGGTGCTCAAATGGTTTCAGCCATGCAAGCAAGCGGACAACAATTAGTGGCAGTAACGCAAGCGGCAGTTAACCAAGCAGCGGCAGCCGCAAGAGCCGGTTATGGTGCTTTCTTCTCAGCCGGTGCTTACATGGGTCAAGGTCTTGCCGCTGGTCTGATGTCAGCTCTTGGAGCAGTTACAGCGGCAGCCAATGCCTTGGTAGCACAAGCGGAAAGAGCGGCACAAGCTAAAGCCAAAATTCACTCACCATCGCACCTATTCCGTGATCAAGTTGGTTGGTATATCGGTCTTGGTATTGCTCGAGGTATCGATGAATCAGCTCCAGAGGTTGCTAATAGCTTGGACTTCATCCGTGACCAAGTCAACGGGTTTAATGTTCGAGCTAATGCCATGCTCACGGGGGCCACTTCAAACATGGCTAGTCAGCTCAAGATGGAAGTCTTGCGAGACAAAACCCCAGACGCTACTATCTCAGCCCGTCAAGAAGCCTATGCTGCTCACTCAGCGGGCTTGCTTAATGATGTGATTGACGCTCTTGTGGACGTCAAGGAACAAATTGCACAAGGTCAAAACATGGTGCTTGACACTGGTGCGTTGGTCGGTGGTACGGTCAACAATTTCAACAGTGCCATTGACACGATTAAAACACTGAAAGGACGACACAGATTGTGATTACTAAAATTAAAGAGTATATATCATTCGGCGATTTTAATAGTCGTGACGCTGGGTGGTACCTACAAAAACGTGAAGCGCCTACCCCAGACGAAAAAGAGATTGTCGAGTCTATCCCTTTTATGCAAGGGGCACTCGATTTCTCTAGTGTTCTGGGTGAGCGTGTATTTGAGCCTAGAGAAATCACATACGAGTTTAAATTGCCGTTTACGGAGTATGAAGACCGTAAGACCGCAGAGCGTATGATTAAGTCTCAAATGGTGACTAAAACGGAGCGGAAGCTATTTGATACGCATGACCGACGCTATTATTGGATGGGCAAGATTAAGCATATCAAGGTAGCAGACGACCCAATCAGAAAGAATTTGGTTGCTACAATCGTCTTCAAATGCTATCCGTTCGCATTCCATGAGAACGAATACTTCGATGATGTTTGGGACACGTTTGATTTTGAAAATGATGATTCAACATGGACTAAGTGGCAGTTGGGCTACACAAGAACAGAAAAAACAATCTATTTCGTCAATTCTGGTGATA